TGGCCGTCGCACCGTGACAACGTCCGGTTTTATCCGGGAACTCGCAAAAGTTAACTGGATATGGTCACCGCGCCAGGCTAACCAGTGGATAGAGCACTACGTGACAACATTCCGCGACGTCTCAACTCAGGAAGGTGACGATCGCACTTTCCAGCTTTACAACCCGAATGGAGGGCTGTAATCGTGGGCTTTCCATCGCCAGCAGCAGACTATGTAGAAGGGCGTCTGACCGTCGATAAACTCTGTGGTACCGGCCCCAATACTCGGATCGTGCAAACAGAAACTGGTTATGCCGTAGTTGATTTCTCCGTTAAACCAAAGCAGCAGGACACGGTATTGATCCAGTACTCCGGCGGTACAGATTTTGCGAAAGTTTTTGGGAAGGCGTTTATTACTCGTGATGGTGAGGCGCTGGAAGGCGAGGCATTGGACGACGTCGTAGTGTTAGGAATAGTGACATTCGTTATCAACCGGATAGGGAAGGATGAAGATAAATGCCCAATTTGAGCGTCAGTACTCCAGCATAGAGGCACCTTCTGGAAGGACCCAGCAGGCTTCCCCGACTGCACTGCTGGGCCCGACATCCGATCAACAGAGTGAAAGTAACTTTTCTTCCCATTGCGATATAATTTCGCGTTTTTCCTTAATGTAGTCGTATCGGTCATAGTGCTTGGCTGATACGCCGGCTCTTTTATGGTTCTGCAATCTGTCGCGCATTTCGGTGCTTACACCCATCGCGCCGGCGAGCGTTTTAAATGTGCGCCGAACGTCCCTCGGCGTGAATTTATTAAATGGCTCCCGTTCACAAAATTTTCTTACCTGCTTCCCGAACTCAGCTGAAAGAAGATGCCCTTCAGCCGTATCCGCGGGGAAAAGAAAATCGGATTTGGGATAGCGTTTTTCCATCACATGCAGGATCTGCGTCGCTGAATCACTTAACGGAATGACATGATAATCACCCGTTTTAGATATGTGCGGCGGCACCGTCAACGTTTTTTCTTTCTTATCCCAGTTATCTTTTGTGTTTGTCATTAGCTCCCACGGGCGCTGCCCTGCTGTGTGTAAACAACACAACAGCAGCTGAACGAAATCGGGATGCATTGGGATTGCTTCTGCTGGGCGGGAAAGGACTGCCAGCAGCGCAGATAATTCATCCCATGATAAAAATCGGTCAAGGGCTTTATCTGCTCCGCGCTGCGATGGGACCGCGGCCACCGGGTTGCGATCCAGACCATAAACTGTTTTCTTATCGATATTCGCAGGGTCGTTATCTGCAAACAGGCCAAAGTTAAAAATGGCATGCAGATTCGAACGTACTTTGTTTGCGCCGGCGCGCGCATCCCTCGCAATAAATTCTGAAAGTATGCGTTTGATATGGTCCGGGGTTACATCTTTTGCTGGCATCTCTGGGGTGATATGCGGGCTTGCCAGAACCTGATTAATTCGGTTTTGTGTTTTGTCGTAAGATCGCTTGCCTCTGGCCTTTTGGTCTGCAATATAATCATCAAACAGCTTTTTAAGTGATGCATGTTCTACCTGGGCCTTAGCGGGATCGGATATGCTGGCCGCAGCGGCTCTGGCTTTCTCGGTTGCATCGGAAAGAGTAAGGGTAGGGAAGTCGCCCAGACCGATAAACTTCTCTTTTCCGCTGATGAAATACCGATAGACGAATGTTTTTCTTCCTGATGGGTAAGTCTTTACACCGAGTCTGCCAGTGCCGCGGGTTGCGGCTGCTTGCCAGGTATAATAGGCTGAATTTTTAGGCTTCAGGCCCCTGATTTTGCTGTCTGTTAAAAGAGTGCTAGCCATAGTTTTAAGGTCAGGTTACGGGTCAAGTTGTGATGAAATGATAAGAGACTGTATGAAATCATTCAACACTATAAACTCTTTTAAAAACAATGAAGTGAAATTTAATGAAATCGATGGTAATTGAAAGGAATCAAAGATTTTCGCCCTTCTAAGCCGTAGGTCACAGGTTCGAATCCTGTAGGGCGTGCCATTAAGAAACAAGCACTTACGCAAGTTTTAAACCAGCCTGATTTCCTCCCTGTGTCGTATTTGTGTCGCTAGCGCCAAAAATGGCGTCAATTTTGCGTGCGTGTTCGGTCAGGTGGTTCGGCGCCAGGTGAGCATAACGGCGCACCATCTCGATGCTCTCCCATCCTCCCATTTCCTGTAAAACAGAAAGCGGGACGCCGGACTGTATAAGCCAGCTCGCCCAGGTGTGCCGGAGGTCGTGAAAACGGAAATCCTCGATCCCCGCTTTTTTCAACCCGGCGCGCCAGGCGTTATTGTCATCCACCCGCATTTTTCTCACCGCGGGCGTCAGCGTTCCATCCGGGCGATGTTTTGCCGTGGTGTGAACGAATACCCACCGGGAGTGCTTCCCTATCTGATCCCTTAATACCCTGCATGCGGTATCATTCAGAGCTACGCCAATCGCCTTGCCCGCTTTTGCGTTCTCCGGATTTACCCATGCAACCTTTCTCTGCATATCGACCTGCTGCCACTCAAGCCCGATGATGTTTGAGCGGCGCAGGCCGGTTGCCAGTGCAAATATCACCACTGGCTTAATGCTCTCCGGCATGCACTCGATCAACCGCTCAGCTTCTTCTCTGGTCAGCCACCGTATCCGCTTACTGATCGGTTTACGGGTTTTGATAACAGGGGCTGTTTTTATCCAGCCCCAGTCATTCGCAGCAGCCCTGAGAAGGGAGCGAATGAAGGAAAGGTGTTGCGCCTTCGTCGCCTGAGAAACCTGCCGTGGTTTGTATTCAGGAACCGGCTTACCCTTCCTCACCGCGGCATCACGCTTACTCTCCCACACCTGCAGGTGCTTACGGTTGATCATCCCGTTAACGGCTTCGTGAACTTCCTCCGCCGTTATCTTCGAGACATCACGGCCGGAAAAATGCTGCAGCCAAAACTCAATTTTGGTTTTGTCATCATCCAGCGATCGCTTATGGTCTTTTTCCCGCAGCCACCGGATGCAGCACTCTTCGAAGGTTCTGACGGGCAGGTCGCCGATCTGGTCAACCCGCCACGCTTCCGCCTTCAGCTTGTCGTGGAGCTCCTGAGCCTGCTTTTTGTCCCCCGTGCCAAGAGAACGCCTAACTCTTTTTCCTGACGGCGTAAAGAAATGACAGTGCCACACGCCGCCCCTGAGGGTGATTGACATAAAACTTCTCCTTTATGTTCACCCGCGTTCGCGATGACAGGATCGCGCGGGGTTTTCAAATATGCAATACACGCAGCCTCGGTCGTTCTGTACTTATTGCCGACCTTGCGGCCGGCGAGCTCCCCAGACTCAATCAGGCGGTAGATCACCCGCGCCGACACGATGAGCAAATCGGCGGCCTGCTGTGCTGTTATCGGTTTGTCAGACGCCATATTTCCTCCTGGTTACGCCGCCCGCTGGGCGCGCAGTTTCTTAATGTGTTCGCTCTGCTCCAGCTCTGCCTTTATCTGCTGGGCCTCTTCGTGAGAGAGCGGCTCGAAGTCATTGTTAAAGCGGTCTATGCTTGCGGTGTTGATCCGCCCCTGGCGCCAGTAGCGAACCGTCTTGTCGTCGCTGCTGGCGATAATTACCGGCCATCCGTGGCAATCGGCAAAGAGCTGACCTCTCTGAATTAGTTTGAACATCACGGCCTCCGATGCTTACCCCGTAATTCCTCTTCTTCTTGACAGTCAGCGCAGCGCTGACAGCCCGCCACCAGTTCCCGGCGCCGCTCGGGTATCTCGCAATGGCGGATTCCCGCTGGAGTTCTGCCAGCTCGTTGGCCTGATCGATGATTTCTGCGCTCATGCGGCACGCTCCCATCTCACGCCTTCTTTCACCAACTTCCGGCAATGCCGAATAATTTCAGCTCGCCCAACTTTGTTACCCAGCCTCCATGGGGAATAAAACTTCTCTTTATCAACCTCTTCCCCGGTTGAGTTTTCGGCGTCATACGCATACCCAATGCCATCCCAATCAGTGGTTTCATCGATTAGCCGGTTGTGGAGAATGTCAAAAGCCTCTTGGCTATCTGCCTCCCCCCAGTAGTCAACGGTGACGACTTCCCACGTCTGGTACCACATGCAGTTTGAATAAATCATCCCTTCGCCGCGTGACCACGCTTCCCGTCGGTATTGGCGTGGCATGAGAGCAATCAAAATCTTCATGGCGGCGGTGTTAATTTTTTTCTCAATGCGCGGTTTTTCGTTGGTATAGCGTCGCTTGTTCATGCTGCACCGCCTTCAACGCGCTTGAACTCGATAACCCAAACCCAGGGGTTGGCATTCCAGTTTTCCTGCCCGTAGATCGATTGCCATAGGTAGGCAAAAGCATCGGTAGCGTCAGGCTCTGGATTGGCGCATCCGCATGGCTCAGGTTCCCCGCAATTAAGACAGCCACCGTCAATAATGCCTTCTGCTCGCGCATCCTCTTCGCTGATAGCGTTCAGGCGCTCAACCCGCACATCGGTGATTTCCAGCAGAATGCGGCTGGCCCAGCGCGGCATGTGGATAGATGGGCGCCATTTGAGGGCTTCAGCATCATTAGGCGCGCTGTCCCAGCCTGCCGGGTGGCTTGCTTCAAACTTAGGAGTTGCTCGGTAATCTACCCACTTCTCCCCGCCATATTGAGTATCATCTACCGGGCAAAAGGTCTCTCTTACCCAGATGCGATCGCCTGGTTTGCCATGAGGACAGATAATCGAAACCATCTGCCCATTACCCAAAATTACAGGGTGAATAACGCCACGAAGAGATTCAGCTTTCTGCAGAATTTGTTCTTCTGTCAGGCCCTGATAATGATTGGCCGCGAGGGAAATGGCCCAGTCATAGGTTGTGGCCAGGCACGCTATATCCAGATTCAGCTTTACTTCGCGCCGGGTCTGCGTCTTCCGGCCGTCAAGAATGGCTCGTACCATTTCAGAGTTGAAAATCATTCCGCGCTCAGTCATTTTTGGCCTCCATGTATGCTTCAGCATCAAATTTCTTGCCCTGATACCAACCACGACGCAGCCAGCGGCGGATGGTGCGCATAGCCTTTGCATCGCCACGAATCGGCTCCGGGAATCCACCGTATTTCACAGTTTTAGGCCCGCGCTTGCGGTCTGCCTGCTCCATGCCGCACTCAATAATTTCATTGCGGTAGAAAGCCATCCATTGTTTGCGATTGCAGACTGGGCAAGGAATATCCCCGCCGTTGTCCATCCCCATTTCATCACCGCTATCAGCATCCCAGAGGTAGCCATCGCAGCAAAGGCTATCCGCGTAATGCGCACCAAACTCATAACCTTGATATCCGCAGCTCATCGTGATGCCTCCGCTTTAATCGCTTTATACGCACGCAGTACGTGAGAGGTTTTACCGGTAATAACCGTTTTTAAAACAAAGAAACCGCTACGCTTAGCGCGAACCGAAGGAGCAAGAAATAGCGCCGTATCAACGGCGCGGTTATGGAGACGGAATTCAAATACAGTGCTCGTTAATGTAATGACTGAATCCGACCCTTGATCATTAAATTCTATTTTCATGATTGTGCTTTCCTGTCTTTAAGTTGGTTGTATTTTTCATGGCTCATAACTTCCCAGCAGGTCCCGTTATTGCGGGATAATAAGCGCCATTTTCTTCCAATCTTTAAACTTAAATTTCCGCATTTGATGCGGCATGGCTTTATGTTCCCTTTGCTATACAAGCTGAGGATTTGCGATGCCTTTTCGTTTACATGCGATGGAATACGGTTGGATGTGATTATCATCCTCCACCTACCAGCGCTTGTGGGCCGGGTGTCCAGGGCGTGAAGGCAAGGTTTTACGAAACGAAGAAGCAGCAGCAGTGAGGGCGATTTTCTGCTTTTCTTTCTCATTGCATACCGGGCAGAAATAAAAGTCTCTCCGATAAGCACCCTTGCCAGATGGGCGGTATTGCAGCTCATTGCGAGCAAAAGAACCGCCGCAACCATGACAGTGCAACTTTAATTCTTCCATTTACATATCTCCGGTTGAATTTAATGTGTGTTCATGCCTGCCAGTTAAGGCATTAAATAAAAAGTGATGGTATTAGTAAGAAACTTCTGTGTTTATTTTGTAACGTGCATTGCCAGAATCTGCGTTAACAGAAACCAAGTCGCCATACATGTCATAATTCAAAATAACATCATTGAATTTCAGGCCTGAGAGAGATTCTTCACGACCGCAAAACATAAAATCTTCTGCATGCTTAGCTTCCTCATAAATATCTTTCATTGAGGAAAAAGCTTCGGCCCACATTTCACCATTACCAATAAATTGAGCAATGGCCAGTTTGCTTTGCGCCGCTTTAAAAGCCGGGTTGCCATGCAGTAAATTAGCCATAGAACACCCCTTTGATATACATAAATTCGACAGCCACGCCTGCCCAGAAAACCAATCCGATGGCCAGCGCGATAACCAGGGAACGAATGCCGTTTCTGCTCATTTGTTACTCCAGAATGGGAAGCTGATAACGACAACAGCAATCAAAAACACGGCAACCTTTAAACAGAACCGGTGCCACGCAGGTACTTCATGTTCGCGGATCATTTGCCACTCCTTACTGTCATGTGAAGTTAAGTACCAACAGACCTTGCAATGCAGTGCCGGGTGCCTCCCGGTGATACCAGCCAGTTAACAACTGGTATCGGCAGCTTTCTTTCCACCCCACTTCGGGAAACAAGTGGTACTGCTTTAAATGAACCGCGTGCGCATAGCCGCATTCACTGCATTGCAAGGTCTGTTGCTTTTAGCCTTCTGGCGGCCAACCGAACGTTTGATGCTTATCAACCACTGTGCGGTGATTGGTATTGCTTGGATAAGTCAATTTAAAACTATAGTTGTTTTATAGTCAACAACAATAGTTGTTTATGTGATTTTAGTGGTTTTATTTGGTTGTTTTCATTGGTTATTTATTTTTGTAAAGTGTGGTGTTATGCTCAAAAAAACATCAGGACGGGGTGGCGTCATGTCGAATGAGGATGAATTTTTCGCAGAGATGCACCCGCAGATAGCGCAGGTTATCGGGATAGCGGTTATGCAGCTTCTGGTTGAGAAGCGCGAGCCATCAAGAGAGGCGCTGATAGAAATGATTCAGGTGTTGTGGCAAGGTGACCAGGTAGATCTGGCTGTGGAGTTGGCGCTTGATGTGCTGGTGCTGCGGAAAGAGTAAGGTAATACATTCAAAAATTAAGGAGGCCACATGAGACCGCCAATCACAAAGGAAGAAGTCGAGTTACTGATGCAGGATATGGAGATGCTGGCAGAGCAGCATCTAGTAGGACTGGAGGCGTTAGAGGCCCTGAGACTGCTGGAGATGCGCAGACAGACCGGTAAGATGGAGGCTATAAAGCGATTGATATCGTATGGGAAGGAGTAGGGCAATAAAAACCCGGCGCGGTGGCCGGGTGTTTATATCTCGATATCTACTATGAACAGTTTACTGATGGCTCCTTTTCTCACTGAAGCTTTTGCAGTGACCTTTACCGCTGAATCATTGCTTAACCCTGAGGAAAGAAAGCGACTAAGGGATATGAGGTAGGGGTTTTCTGACTTAGATGCCGACGGATCGCTTATCTGGGCTGAAATCCTTTTATCTGAATCATCACCTTCGAGAATGACCTTAGCTGTCATTCTGTGCGCGTCAAATTCTGTGAGGAAAATTCTGTACTCACGGAGTCCAATCACTTCGTCATCATCTAATTGGTCAATGATAGCCTTGTCATCCTCATCAATGATGGCAGGTTTAAATCCTTGCCCAGATGTTACGCTGATCTTATTGCAGGTATTACCGATGGGGGATACAGCCTGCCGAACTGACGGACGCAACTCTCCTGCCATCTTATCAATCACGGAGATTAATCCTTCGATGGTATCTTTATCTTTGTTTCCGAGGGCTTCTATTGCCTTCTCAAGTGCGTCTTTAAGGTATTTCATTTCCTCTTTCTTCTGCGCGTTTTTTGCGAAGATATAAGGTATCAGCGCCCCAAGTATAGCCCCCGCCGATCCTGAGAACAATTGAGACTGGCTGATAAAATTCATAACCGTATCTAAGGTAAAACAGTTAGCTCTGGCTTCTTTTGCGTAAACCTTCACCTCTTGGGTAGAGGTGGTTCGGCTATATTTTTGCGTTAAAGCAAAGGTGCCTGCAGTTGCTAAAATTTTAGAGAAGCCTTTAAGTGACTCCCCAAGAGAAGAAAGCTCTATCTCATGCTTCTCCGCATCAAGCCCATCATATCTAAGTGAAAAATTAACATCTTGAATGCTAGTGTTTTCCATCACCAGTCCTTAAAAGAGTAATCACCCAAGCACCACATCAACCCAAGTCCAAAAACCACTGCCACACAATTAGCGCGACCAGAACGGCAGCTATGATGACAACCAGATACTTTCTCAAATTCATATCATCACCAGTGAAAAATCAGCAGTGAGATAGCAATAACCGAGATCAGCGCTACCAGTCCATTGAAGAAATGTTCCTTCATCTCTTGTCTTGCTCCGTATGTTTTACTTGTTGCTACCCATGCTTCCTGTACGTCTGCGGCATGCTGCCGATAACCTTGCCGAACACGAATACCCGGTTCATCTCATCTTTCTCGATCGGGTCCCAGGCTGCATAGCTCTTGTTGTCTGAGATAACCAGCAGCTTGTCCTTCATCTTCTGAAGGCGCTTGACGTGAGCAGTGTCGTCGTACAGGAACGCGTAAATCCCGTCGCCGTCGAAACTCTTTACGCTGATGTCCACAAACAGCAGATCACCCGGCTCGATCGTGCCAGACATACTGTCGCCCCGGACGTTGATGATCCGGATGTTCTCAGCCTTGCGTCCATCGAACATGTGGCGGGCTTCTGCTGGCGCATATTCAACGGAGTGGAGAATCTCCACAAATTCCTGGTTTACAATTCCAGGGCCTGCACTGACTGCCAAATCCAGAATATCAAGCCTGAATACGTCCTGATTTAGGCGTGATGACTGATTTTCACCTTCATCATCAGTGCGCATGGCACCACTTCCTGAGGAAAGCCACTCGGGTCTAACCTTCAAAATTTTGGCTATATCAAGCAACTTTGTGGTCTGAATGGCCTTTCCAGTTTCAATTTTCTGGATCGCTGCCTGGCTAACCCCAACAGCATTACCCAGAGCTTTCTGGGTCATATCAGCTGCTTTTCTGGCTTCTCTTAATCGTTCTGCAAGTGTCGTTTTCATCATCTCAATTTACAACCATGGTTTTATAGCGGCAAACGAAAATGGTTGTTGACTAAATACAACTAAGGTTTTATTCTTTGTTTGTATTTACTACGGAGGTTGTTATGAACCCATCCATTAAAACCGCAATTAAAATTGTTGGCTCTCAAAAAAAGCTTGGTGAGGCCTGCGATGTTACCCAGCAGGCGGTTTACAAGTGGCTCCACAACAAGGCAAAGGTTTCGCCTGAACATGTAAATAGCATCGTTAAGGCAACTAATGGGGAGGTTCAGGCTCATCAAATACGACCAGACCTTCCAGCGCTTTTCCCTTCACCGAAGGGCATTCCGGCGGCCTAACCAGCGGCCTTTCAATCAACACCAGAGGAAGTATCACAGATGGAGAACGCAATAGCCCGAAAGTTAGAGCCGCCGATCCTCAACCCGATTGAGATAGAGGGCATTTTGTTAAACCGCCTTTTGTCCATTAGCCAGAAGACTTTTGCAGAAATGCGAGGGGTCAGCGAATCAACGATTAGTCGCCGTAAGAGCGAAGGGTACTACGCCGAGATGGCGAAAGAGATTGCTGCGTTAGGCCTGCAGGTTGTTCCGCCAGAGGCGGTTGTAGTTTCCCGTCACTACCTGCAATCAGTAGAGACGCTTGCAGATATCGGTTTACGTGCGGAGCGGTGCCGTCCTGGTCCGCTTGGGTGGGACTGATGAAGAGTAAAAAAGGCGAAAGCCGCGGTGCGCTAACACCAACGGCTTTCTGGTGCAAAAACGAAGAGGTAATTGCGAGGTAATTATGCCTGACCACAAACAAAAATCAAATACACCCCGATGCTCTGCATACCGCAGGGCTAATCAATCCGTTGCTGTTAAAGCGCCGTAACTCCACTAACTCTGGAGGTGACTATGTGTAACCACTCTGCTGCTGAACTGATTGCGCGTCTGAAACGTGCTTATCCGGCGTATGAGCCGTCCGAAATGGGTAATTCCTGTGATGGTATCCCTAAGGCCGGATCTCGCTTCCAGCACAGGCACAAGAGCCACATGGTGACGGTAATTAATGCAACTGAGAAAGATGTGTCCTATCGCAAAGCCTGCGGGAAAGTTGGCTGGATGGGGTTACGTGAGTTTTTACGGCTACACAATGAGGTTTTGGTATGAGCAATCAGGTCTTTGAAATTGTTCAGGCCATGTCAGGGCAGGGGAACTGCATAACGATTCCCGGCCCGTATCTGGATTTCTTTGCAGGAGACAGGCAGCAGCATTTGCTGGCAGCGATTCTGAATCAGCTGGTGTTCTGGTCGGGTAAGTCGAGTCTGGATGATGGCTGGTTTTACAAGGAGCATGCGGCGCTCGCGAAAGAGGTTCGTGTTCTTGAAGGTGACGTTGTTAGAAGGGCTATTTACAAAATCACTGATCAATATTTGCCGGGCGTTATCCAGGAAGATACCCGCCAGGTGAACGGTACACCGAAGAAACACTATCGCATCGACCAGGAAGAACTGATGCACAAGATTTTCCCGGCAATACTGGATTCGGCACAAACGCCGAATCGGAATAAGTCATTGAAAGAAATGGAAACGGCACAAACGCCGAATGCAAACGGCACAAACGCCGAATGCATTCGGCATAAACGCCATATCCAGGATTCGGCACAAACGCCGAATGGAAACGGCACAAACGCCGAATCCTATCTCTATACAGATCTTAAAAATACAGATCTTAAAACAGATCTTAAAAAACAAGCGGGAGAGATTTCTCCTGTGGATAACTTTTCTCAAAAACACCCTGAAGCGGTGATTTTTGACGCTGAAAAAAGCCTTTGGGGCAGTGCTGAGGATCTGGAGTTTTCAGAGTGGTTTTATGCCCGTGTTGTCGAGCTGCATGAACGCGCCGCTGAATTCGACGGGACGATTTCAAGACCTCCAGAACCAAACTGGACTATCTGGGCTAACGAAATTCGATTACTGCGTGAAGGGCAGGGCTGCGACCACGAACAGATGCGCACCATGATTGAGCGCGTTCAGAACAGTTGGTGGGTCAAGGAGATTAAAACTGCAGCCCGCCTTCGAGCTAAATGGCCTGAGCTAGCTGTGAAGCTATGCCCGGCAAATCTGACAACTGGCGGCAGCTCGTTCGGTGTGAGCAGCAAACTGGATACCGACATCCCGAAAGGTTTCCGGGGCTAACAAATTTAACCGTGAGGATATCTCTGATGGAAAAAATTACTGACGTGCTGAAAGAGCTGGAGAAGGTCACCTGCCGTGAGCTGGCTGTTTATTTCGACCTGACAGCACCTGAAATGCTGGCCCGCCTGATGGTGCTGGAGCGCGAAGGCAAAGCGCAAAACCTGAATGGCTACTGGATGCCTGGTGGAAGCACCGAGCCCGTAGCAGTAACCAGCAAACTCACCGCGCTGGATATCAAGCTGCTCCAGTCAGTGCCGGTTGGCGTCTGGTTCGAGTGGCAATCCCTGGCTGGTTTTGTTGATCGTCCTCGCTACCGCTGCGAGCGTCTTGTTGCCGCTGGGTTTATGAATTCGAAGGTAGCTAACCCAGGCAATCCGTTTCACGGCACTAAATTCCAGAAAATCCGCGAGGTGACCCGGTGATGCGAGAGATACCTGATTGCCCGGTCTGTGGTTCAGCTGCGGAGTTTTATTTTCGGGATTACCAGGCTGGTGCCTGTTCCGGGGCCCTGAGATGCCCTTACGGACATCTCCGCGTACAGGATAGCTACTGGGCTGGTAGCAAGAGCAAATCGAAAATCCGGCTGATTGAAAAATGGTCTCAGCAGGTCGAACAGAAAAAAGGTGAAGTGAAAAATGGCTAAAAACTCGATCGACGCGTACGGCGCCAGCGGTAAAAGCAACGTCCTGTTTTTCGAACCGGAAAACCTGCACTTGGTCACCGATAAGAGCCACCCGCTTTACGATGAACGTATTCACCTGCCTATCAACGAGGCGATGGTGTTGAACATCATGGATCAGGGTGTGCTTGAGCCGGTTATCGTCTGGAAGGACCCCGAAAGCGGGCTGGCCTGTGTGGTTGATGGCCGTCAGCGCGTGCGTCATACCCTGGAGGCTAATAAGCGACTGGTTAAACAGGGTGACTCTCCATTGCTGGTTCCTGCGGTAACTAAACGTGGTTCTGCCGTTCGAATGGCTCAGGCAATGGTCAGCGCAAACGAAATCCGCCAGGCAGATACGCCACTGGGCCGAGCAAAGAAAATGGCTGATGCGCTGGAGCGCGGCCACGACGAGGACGATTTAGCGCTGATGTTTGGCGTGAGTGTCCAGACCGTACGCGCAACGCTGTCACTACTGGATGCTACCCAGGCAGTCAAAGACGCTGTGGAGTCCGGTACGGTGACGGTTACCCAGGCACGTCAACTGGCATCACTGAAACCCGAAGAACAGCGGGAAAAGGTAGCGGAAATCGAGCAGGCGACCGCTGGCACAACCGGCCATGAAAAAGCCCGGCGACAGCGCCAGGTTCTTGGTGAAGCAAAGCCGCGACTGAAAACCCGTAAAGAAATCACAAAGGCCCTTGAAGGTGCCAGCGGTGACTACGCTGATGCTCTGCGCTGGGTGCTTGGGGAGGCTGTATGACTATCACATTACAGGCAGTAAACGAGATCATCGCCTCCCTGGAGAGCGCAGGCGAGCTGTCGATCAAAGAGACAAAGGTTATGGCGCTGGCGAAAGCGTTTAAGCAACTGGCTGCGGAGAATGTGGCGCTATCGAAGGATGCTCAGCGTTATCGCTTTATCAGAGAAAGGGACATGTTCGGCTCAGATAATGAATCTGGATTGTTGAGCTGGGAAGAGCTCGCTGAGCTTGAGTGCAACGAATTTGATGATGCACTTGATGCAAGAATTAACCATCCAAACACAGGTTTTATTGAGCTGGATGCCAAGATGCAAGCTCGCAATACACCCGCCACCGATCGCATCGTAGCCGGGATTAAGGCTGATGGAGTGGATGAGTTCGCGGCGCTGACCGAGAAAGTTTCCGACGAAGAGGAGTTTTATGACAACGGGGAGTCTTCTGAGACCCTGAAATACACGGCTAAGCAAGCAAGATTATTCGCCAAGCAGCTGCGCGAGGGGGCCAAATGAGCAATACAGCAAAACTTCAACTCGGATTCTCTCCGCTGAGTAAAACAATCACCTTGGCGAAAATGCGAGACGTGGAGGGAGGGAGGCTGCGCGTTGGCAATGACCGCGGGCGCGACGTAACCAATGAAGCTGCACAACTCGTGTGGCAGTTGGTTATGGCTGAGGGCGGTGAGATTGCATGGGAGTTGGAGGACGGCAGCAGAATGGTGTTGAGTGCGAAAAAACAGGAGCGAGCAGCATGACAACTGATATCACCGAACTGGCGCAGAGCCTGAAAGCGACAGCGATCGATGCCAAAGAGCTCGCCATTATCGCCCGGTATTCGAAGGGCCGAGCGGCGGCGGAGAAATTTTACGCCCTGGCTAACCCAAACAATGTCCTCGCGCTGGTAGAGGCGCTGGAGAAGGCGCAGCAGGTAGACGAAGAACTTTGCAAGCTCCTGCCTCCAGGCGCTGAGTACATGGACCCACCAGACGGCGGTGACGTCACACCGCTTGAAGGAGTGCGTCGCATGGTTGCTGATTACCGCCAGCGCATCGACGCGCTGGAAAGCCAACTCAAAGCAGCAGAAAACAATGAGATTGATGCTCGCTTTCATATCGCCGATCTGGAGTCGCGCACCGTCACCATAAACACCCCAGGCGCCCGAGATGAAGATTACGACTGGGATGGTCAAACACCATCCGAGGCATTTAATACATGCCGGATGATATGCGCTCTGATGTTCAGACAGTCTCTGCGCGCCGCTGGCATCAAGGTGGAGGCTGAGTGATGGCACTGACCAAAAAACAGCGCGCAGAGCTGCGCATGAAGTTTGGCGGGCGCTGCGCTTACTGTGGCTGTGAGCTTGGCGATAAATGGCACGCTGACCACGTCGAAGCAGTACGCAGGAATATCAGTAACGGCTACGCAATGGACAGACCAGAAAACGATATTGTCAGCAATATGGTTCCGGCATGCATCCCCTGTAACCTGTTCAAAATGTGCAGCACCGTTGAGGATTTTCGCAATCGCATTGCAACCCAAGTTGATGTGACTCGCCGGGCATCGAGAAGCTACCGTACAGCGGAATCATTCGGCCTGGTTCAACCAACTAAAGCGCCGGTAGTGTTCTGGTTCGAAAAGTATCAAGGGGAGACTGAGTGATGGGCGTAAAAAAAATGATATGCGTCAGTTCCACTACGCCAGCCTGGTTTACTCCGGGCGCCGTATACGACTCAGAACCTCGCGGTGTTGATACCTGCATTTGTGGTGACAACCTCGTTTCAGGCCTCAACAAAGAGGACTAGTACGAAATGAGCCAGCGCGCAGATGGGCTGTGGTTCTTAATCGGTTTTCAGCAGTCAATTTTGTTTCGGGAGGAGCCAACCAATGACCGTTAAGGAGCTCATCGGCAAGCTACGCAAAATGCCCCCTTGTGCACAGGTGGTCTGGCAGGACCACGACCAGAGCGAAGACGAGTTTAACGATTACGTAGGTCAGGTTGTTGATGCGACAGACGAACTATCACCAGACTATAAAACCAGAATTGTTGCGCTGAGAGGCTAACCAATGACCAGCAAATTAACCAGAGAGAAGGCGCAATGGCTTCATGACGCATGCGAGGAAGCTGCTGCCGCTGGCATTAAATTGACCATGAATCCGAACGAGTTGCTGATGTTTACCAGTTGCGCGCTGGCCGCAATGGACAGTGAGTCAGGGGGTTTGCCTCTCGACTACCTGCAGTGGCACAAAGACGGTCTGGAATGGGCCGCCCAACTGGCAGAAGCCAATCACCCTGAAACAGGAGACTGGCTGTACGATGACCCTATCGAGCTGGCAAAAGCCATTCGCAAAGGTCCAGACATGCCGCCAGCGCAGCCAGCGCCGGAATATCCGGAAACACTGCCATGCCCCGTATTGCTGGAGCCAGGGTTGCGGTTTGGTAAAGGCATTAAGACCAGCACCATGCTTGCCGCTCTGGCGCGCAGGGCCGTATACGAATCAGATATGGCGGCGCTATCACCGGAAGAGAGAGCGGAGTTTCAGGCGGGAATTGAGGGCGTAAAAGCGCTGATTGCGCAGCCAGTGCCGGTAGCTCCTGTTTGCACCTGCCCCAGCGGTGACGGTTCTCTTCGCTGGCCGTGCCCGGTGCATCCCGGCAACTCTCCGGTGATTCCGGATGGTTCAGAACAGAGAATTTCCGAAGCTGTCGAGCTGCTTAAACTTGCCGCTCCGGCAATGCTTGCTGATGATAGCGGTCCTAATGGACCTCTGGTTGGCAGGATGAAGATTCCGGATGGTTACGTGATGGTGGCGGCCTCTCTACTGTCAGAGCTTCGCGACTGGGCTCATCCTGAAATCGAAGAATATTGCGAAATGTGGGCCGGTCGAAGAGATGATGAATTCCCGGCTCTCAGGAAAGTTATTGCAGATGCTGACGCGCTGCTCGCAGCCGCCCCGCAGGAGGTGAAACCATAAAAAGCAAACACGCTATTTGTTATCAACAAATCACAGGTTTGTATTTATGCGAATGATAACCAGAAAGAAGCCAGCCTTTACTGAGCTGTATCAGACCGGCGTTCTGACTCGCATAGCTGCCGTAAAAAGTCCTGATGGCGGCGGCTGGCGATTGTTCGGGTTGTGGCGGGGCAAGGAGATAGCGGTATTTGTGGAGGCTGCTCGCGGAGGGATTCGCGAGTGGTCAGGCCTAGACTATCTCGCTAACTTCTGCGCGAGTTGTGGCATTAGCCTGTGGGAAGTTCACAACAAGGTCGCTGAAAAAGCTCCTGAATAAGACCCCGCTCTGGCGGGGTTTTCTTTTCTAAAAATCTGACGGCAAACGCAAAACTCACTACCTGTATTTCTCTGTCTGATTTATAATAACAGCGGGCCTGAACAACCCAGCTTATCGATCGCTGTGCCACGGAGAAAAACCGATGGCGCAGAAGAAACACCCTCAAAAGATTTACCCCCTGACACCGGCTATCGCTGGTGTTTCTGCTTGTCTGTCGCACCAGGGCGGTGCGATATGAGCAAATCCAAAACCAAGGCTGAAAAGCTCCATCTGAGCCGCGTAGCTGCATTGGGCTGTGTCGTATGCCGGAACCTCAATTACGGCGAATCCCCGGCTGAAATCCATCACTGCAGCTCTGGTACTGGCTTGTCTGTCCGCGCTGATAACTTCCATGTCATTCCGCTTTGCCATGCTCATCATCGTACTGGTGGCTACGGCGTTGCTATTCATGCTGGCCGTAAGTCATGGGAAGAAAAGTTCGGTACTGAGGCTGAGTTACTGAGTCAGGTACTCCTGGAGTTAGGGGAGGCTACTGTATGACGCCAGCGGCTTACTACAACGAAATAGATCCCTTTGCAGCGCAGTGGCTGCGTAACCTCATAGCCGCCGGGCATATCGCCCCGGGCGAAGTTGACGAACGGAGTATTGAAGATGTCACACCTGACGACCTCAGAGGATTTACCCAGTGCCACTTTTTCGCCGGGATTGGTGGATGGTCATATGCTCTGCGTCTGGCCGGGTGGCCGGATAACAGACCGATTTGGACAGGAAGTTGCCCATGCCAGCCTTTCTCCTCGACTGGCAAAGGCGCTGGGTTTGGTGACGACAGACATTTGTGGCCTGCCTTTGGCTGGCTTATCAAGCAGTGCCGACCTCAGCGCATCGCTGGCGAGCAAGTTGCAGGAGGTCGTGCGGATCCATGGTTCGACCTTGTACAAAATGACGTGGAAAGAATGGGCTACGCCTTCGGGCTTACGCCGTTCCCGGCTGCGGGTGTCGGGTCGCCGAACGAGCGAGAGCGGGCCTACTGGGTGGCCGACGCCAACCTGCAATACGAATCCACAGCCAGAAACGAAGCGCGGACTGCAGAACCTGTCCGGAGCGGTGAAATTATCTGGCTGGCAAACTCCGCTCGCGAACGACGCGACGGGGTCGACCCATTGCTACAGCGGAAAGAACCCGGACGGTACTCCCAAAGTCTGCCTGAAATTACCGGGAACCGTTCTACTGACGGGTTGGGTAACTCCAACGTCGCGCGACTGGAAGGACTCGGCAGGAATGACGGCGCAGCGGGACGGGAAGGAACGACTGGACCAGCTGCCGCGCCAGGCTTTCATGACGGGATGGCCAACACCGACAACGAGCAACACTCGATCGCCGTCAGTGGATGCGGCCATGAACATGCATCGACAGGACGGGAGCAAGACCCAGCAGCGTCTGCAGGACTTCGCGGGGATTACCGGCCCCTTGAGGTTAACGGTTTTTGGCGAGATGCGGACTGGCTCTTTTGTCGAGATGGCAAATGGCGTCCAGTTGAACCCGGCACATTCCCGCTGGTTGATGGGGCTGCCGCACGCCTGGGACGAGTCGAGCCCGGGGTGGCAAGAGTGGCAAGCAGCAACCGCGTCGGCCGCCTGAAGGGTTACGGCAACGCCATAAACGCCCAGGCAGCTGCGGCTTTCATTCGCGCTTATATGGAGGTCGCATGACATATCAACTTATCTACGTCGACCCGCCATGGCAATACGGCAACAAAATTAGCAATGGGGCTGCTGTGAACCACTACGACACGATGTGCCTTACTGAACTGAAACGCATACCTGTTTGGAGTCTCACTGCAGAGAATGCCGTTTTAGCGATGTGGTACACCGGCACCCATACAGAAGAAGCGATCGAACTTGCAGAGGCTTGGGGATTTCGTATTCGCACCATGAAAGGATTCACATGGGTAAAACTCAACCAGAACGCGGAGCGGAGATTCAACAGGGCGCTCACCGAAGGCGAACTGGTAGATTTTAACGATTTGCTTGCGATGCTGAATAGCGAAACCCGAATGAACGGCGGTAATCATACCCGCGCTAATACTGAGGATCTGCTGATTGCAACATGCGGGTCCGGGTTAGAGCGTGCCAGTGCGTCGATTAAACAGGTTGTTTATTCCTGCCTGGGTGAACACAGCGAAAAACCATGGGAGGTTCGCAACCGGCTGGAACGTCTTTACGGCGACGTTAGGCGGGTAGAGTTGTTTGCTCGCGAATCATGGCCCGGCTGGGACCGATGGGGAAACCAGTGTGACAACTCTTTCGAAATTATTAACGGACATATAATTAAAAATGAGGTGGCTGAATGACCCCACTACAACGCCGCAGGCAAAACACCGCTATGTCAGAGGTCGCGATCGCCACACATAAGCGTTACCTTGGGCGCCCGGAACTACTGACCGGCATCCAGTCAGCCTGGATTAAGTCGCTCCTTACAGTATGGGGTGAGAGCCAGCGAGGGGATACATACCCACGCAAGCCCACGGCGCACTCATGCTGGTGGTCAGTAAAGGGAACCCGATGGTCAGATAAAGCGTTAGAGCGCTTTACGGCGGCAATCGAGCAGGCAAGGGCAGAGGGCTTCCGTGGGCCCAATGCTCTGAAGCGTGCGCAGGTAATTCTCTGGCCGAAGCAGGAGGCCAGCTTGATAGATACCGCCATCAGTAACGATGACGCCGAATTCATGGAGAAGTGTGTACTGGATGCCTTTGAGGTTACCGACCCGATTTACATCGTCGGATTGAACTACTACACAACCAGAAAAAAAATATCGGACATAACGCGAGAACTTCAGAAGCTGGCGCCCTGGCTGACGGCGGACCAGTCGAGAGAGCGCGTGAAATGGTGCCTCAAGATATTTCAGGGGAAGATATTTTTAGCCGCACGCAAAAACCTGAGGGCTTAGGTTTTAGCTTTTTGTGCTCTAAATTAAAATTAACATTGATTTTCACCCAGAAGTTTAGATAATTCATTCATGCTTGGCAGAGCTGCGCCGCGATGGCAGCGATGAGAAGCGACAATTTAAACATGACGAAAGCCCCGCCCTTGCGGGGTTTTTGCTTTCCGGCGATACGACAGGGGTATTCGCGAGATGCATTGCATCAGTACCCCTGTCACATCGTCGTATTGCAAACAAAAACAGAAAGCCTCGGTACTCGCCGGGGCTTTGCCATTTCTGCAATCCGGTCAGGGCTCTTGGGTAGAGACGTGCTGCACGACACGTTAAAGCCCTCCGCGCAGAGTCCTGAGCCAGATTGCATCTGTCGTAGTTTGGTAATTACATCTGGCTTCCACCCAGAAGATACGGGTTCGATCCCCGTCAGATGCTCCAATCCCTCTACCTTGGGACCATTACGGCTACCGCGCCGTCGCTTTTACCCTTGGTATTTCTTCCCGCCTTGAGCTGGTTTTTTATTTTCAGGGTCGCGGGAATCACCCTCGACGCTTTGTTGGTAAATCAGCCCGACGGCCCTGAACCTTTTCAAACACACACAGCGCCATCCGTCATTAACGGAGGTGAGGCTTATGCGAATGCCCTATAAACAAGATTTCATTGCCGCTCTGCTGGCTGCTAAAGAGCAGGGCGTTGGTGCCGCGCTGGCGTTCCTGATGGCTTATCTGCGTGGCCGGTACAACGGCGGCAAGTTCTGGAAGACGATTATTGACGCCGCCATGTGCGCGATGATCGCCTGGTTCGTTCGTGACCTGCTGGACTTCCTCGGACTCAGTACCAACCTCGCTTACATCGCCAGCGTGTTCATTGGCTATGTCGGCACTGATTCCATTGGCGCGCTGATTAAGCGCTTCGTTGCCAAAAAGGCAGGGGTGGAAGATGCGAATCAGCAGTAATGGCGTTGTCCGGCTCAAAGGCGAAGAAGGCGAGCGCCTCGGTGCTTATCTGGATAGTCGCGGCATCCCAACCATAGGCGTTGGCCACACTGGAACAGTCGACGGCAAGCCAGTGGTGATCGGTATGGTTATCAGCCAGAACAAATCGACTGAGCTGCTGCTGCAGGATATCCAGTGGGTAGAGAAGGCGATCAACAGCTCGGTGAAAACCCCGCTTACGCAGAACCAGTACGATGCGCTGTGCAGCCTGGTATTTAACATCGGGGCTACAGCATTCTACGGTTCTACGGTCCTGAAGCGAGTGAACCAGAAAGACTACACCGCCGCTGCTGATGCGTTCCTGATGTGGAAGAAAGCCGGCAAAGACCCGGAAATTCTACTACCCCGGAGGCGGCGCGAGCGTGCGCTGTTCCTGTCGTGAGCCGGGCGGACGCAGCCATTGCGGCAGTATTCATTCTGCTGATGATTGGCCTGAGTGGTGCAGCGATTTACTACCACAGCCAGTACAGCGAGCAGCAGGCGACTAACCAGCGGCTGCAGCGAGACAACGACCGACAGGGCGCAGTCATCTCCTTGCAGGCATTCCAGTTCAACCGCTTCAACCAGATAGCTGCCGACCAGCTGCAGTACGCTGTCACGCTCGCTGCCAGGAAGCAGGAGAAAGAAATTGAATACCGGACGATACTCAAAACTGAGCCGACCTGTGCTCTCGCTGTGCCTGCTGGCGTTTCTGGCCGGTTGCTCGACTACGCGAACAGTTTACGTGCCAGCGCAATGTACGCCGATTCCCGCGTCACTGACAGCGCCGGTACTGACACCGCTACCACCGGCACCCTGACGTATTGTCAGGCGGTGTTGTGGATAGACCCGCTACTGACAGCCATTGACCAGGCTAACAGCCAACTGGCTGGCATCCGAGATATCGAACAAACCCGACAAGGTAAGTAACGATGAGCGAAGCCAAACCAATGGCTTTTAATGTTAAATTCTTTTGGTGTTATTCAAAACCTAAAAATGAATTAAATGATAATTAATAAATGCCTTAAGATGGGTTATTCTTAAGGCGTTGTCATCTTTATTTCATTGGGTAATACTAATTCTACTCAATTAGCTTCATGAATTCTGGGCTATTTAGCACTTCATAAGCAGTTTGTCTCAATGCAACATGATGGGCGCGAGATATGGGTTCTACCTTGGTGAAGTTGTCGTCGTCATCCATCGTACCAAAAGAACCTAAGGAACCTTGTTCTGCCAGTGAAGCATATAATGGCTCAAGAGATGCATCTACATGAGCACCGCCATCGTTGTTGGCGGCGGCAATCATAATAACAAATCTTGTTATCGGTTTTCCATGCTCTAACACGTAAACACATTCTTGCCACCAATCACTAAGCGGTAAATACTTATATCGGTATTGAGGGCCATCTTCTAAATGTGGTTGAAATCCAGAATCGCCTAAACTTGAAACGCGTAATCTACCCATTCCAAAATAATATGCACAGTTTTTGGCTTCTTCCTTGGAAATACCACCAGTACTAAGTAAATTTAAATTTGTGATGCCCATGTGTTTTAGAATGGAAGTGCTGCCCTTGTTAGAATAAAAAATGATTCGCAAGCTAAGTGATATTCTTAACGCCTCGGCTGTGTGTCCTTGGTCATACCTTTCACATGAACTCACAAGAAATGAGACTTGTTCAGCGAGTTTACTCTTAAATCTATCATATGAAATTTTTTCATCTTCAGAACTCATATTAACCTCCAGGAAAGTCTTTAGTTTTACGGAATAATAATCATGGAGAATTGAATGTGCGTCCACATCCAGACAGGAATTTTTTTGATGTTCTTCCTTACGTACGGCTGATCCCCGCACCTGAAATCGGTGAGTGGGTAAACAGCCAGATACTGTCTGCTGACGGCTATCTGCATAACCCTGACCACGGCCACCTGATTGATGCGGACCTGCGCTTTATGTGGGCCTCCAGCGCTTTCGCGAAACAAGGGCGTACCGTACTCGGCCAGGCGGAATCGGTGATGATGCGCGTCGGCGGCTGGCAGAAGGCACGGCAGGAGCAGCAAATGTATGAGTGGTTCGGCGATGTGCCGGAGTTCATCATCACGCTGGCGGCGGATTTCTGCGCGCAATGTACCGATCTGGAGTTCTGCGCACTGGTGGAGCATGAGCTTTACCACATCGCCCAGGCTACCGATGACTATGGCGCGCCGAAGTTCAACAAAGAGACCGGGATGCCGGTTCTGAAGCTTCGCGGACACGACGTCGAGGAGTTCGTTGGAGTGGTCCGGCGTTACGGTGCCAGCAAAGACGTGCAGAAAATGGTGGATGCGGCGAACAGGCCGGCGGAGGTTGCTCATATCGATGTTGCCAGAGCGTGCGGGACGTGCATGCTGAAGCTGGCATAAATTTGGAATGCTTTGGAAGGATGGTGATTTATGGCTGCACTAAAACCAGAAGTGAAAGCCTTCATCATTCAGATGCTTGCATGCTATGACACCCTGTCGATTGTAGTCGACGCCGTCCAAAAAACTTTCGGGATAAAAGTTACCCCTCAGCAAGTCGAATCACACGATCCGACGAAGGTTAGTGGTAAGGGATTGGCTAAGAAATGGGTCGACCTTTTCAATGCCACCCGCGAGCGATTCCAGAATGAGATTTCAGATATTCCCATCGCCAATAAGGCATACCGTTTACGCGTTCTCAATCGCATGGCCGTAAATGCCGAAAGCATGAAGAACTACGGTATGACCGCACAACTGCTTGAGCAGGCCGCCAAGGATGTTGGCGACGTCTACACGAACAAGCAAAAAGTAGAGCAAAGCGTGGTTGCGACTCATAACGTTATGCCGGTCCCGTCCTGTGACAACGTTGATGAATGGGAAAAGGCAGCGCAGAAGCAGCAGGGTGAGGTATTAGGTGGATGAATTACAAGGCTGTATGGAAGCCCTTACCGGGCTCGCAATCGCTCTCTCTGAGCTGCCCGTGTAACGAAATTCTTTACGAGGGAACGCGCGGACCCGGAAAAACGGCGGCGCAGCTGGCCCGATTTCGTCGCCTGGTTGGCCTCGGCTATGGCTCGTTCTGGCGTGGCGTAATTTTCGATACCGAGTATAAAAACCTCACCGATATCATCACGCAGTCGAAGCGCATGTACCGCCTGTTCAATGATGGCGCACGATACCTGGCGTCAGCCTCAGAATTGCGTTGGGTGTGGCCGACTGGCGAAGAGCTTCTCTTCCGATTCGGGAAAGAAGAGAGCGACTACTGGGATTATCACGGGCAGGAATTCCCCTTTATCGGATTCAACGAGCTGACAAAGCAGCAATCCGCTGAGTTCTACGAAATGATGTTCTCCTGCCGGCGCTCATCGTTCCGGCCAGAGAACTACCCACTTGCTAACGGCTCTCTGCTTAAGCCTATCCCGCTGGAGACCTTCAGCACGACTAACCCCTTTGGCATAGGTCACACATGGGTGAAGAAGCGTTTCATAGAGCCAGCTCCCCGCGGCACCATCATTCGCGAAACTCAGCGGGTCTTTAACCCGCAGACGGAGAAAGAAGAGGATGTGACGCTTACCCGCGTGGCTATCCACGGATCGTTTAAAGAGAATCCATACCTCGATCCGCAGTACATCGCGACGCTGATGGCTATCAAAGACCCAAACCGGCGTAAAGCGTGGGTAGAAGGATCATGGGACGTTACCAGTGGCGGCCGATTCGACCATCTGTGGAATGAATCGCTGCACGTTATTAAGCCTTTCCGCATTCCAGATAGCTGGACAGTTGACCGCTCTCACGACTGGGGTGAGTCGAAGCCGTTCTCAAACCTCTGGTGGGCTCAGGCCGATGGAACAGCCGCCGAGCTGTCTGATGGTCGACAGTTCTGCCCGCCTGCCGGTTCCCTTATCCTGATAGGTGAATGGTATGGCTGCCCGCCTGACGAGCTGAACAAAGGCCTGAATATGTCATCCACTAACGTCGCGAAAGGCGTGGCGTGGATTGACAAGCGTCTTGTTGGCGAAGACGTCGACGAGCCGGGAGAGATTCAAATCGACGGTGTCACGCAGGGCCAGTTGCACATTATGCCTGGTATTTGCAGTGAAGTGATCCCCGGCCCGGCTGACGGGGCAATACTCAACACCGGCGACAATGAGCTTTCAATCGCTCAAAAGATGGAAGCACAGGGCATAACTTGGTTGCCAGCTGATAAGAAGCCAGGATCGCGCATCAACGGTGCGTCGCTGTTTGCAGATATGCTGGAAGCTGTCATTGAAGGTAAAAAACTGGAATCTGGAATGCCTGAGAAACCGGCCTTCTACGTTTTCGACTACTGCAGAGGCTGGATAAGCCGAATCCCGGTACTTGTCCGCGATGATAAAAACCCTGACGACGTAGACACCCAGCAAGAAGACCATGACTGGGATGCTACCCGCTACCGCGTACTGCACTCACCTAAAAAGGTTGGTGCAGTGTTCTTCTAAGGAGCTCATCAGTGAGTGAATTAAGCACCGGGGAACAGTTCCTCGTTAATGCCCTTGCTGATGCAATCGGGCGCCAGCGCATGCTCTACGCAGGGCGTAATGGCAACGTCAAACGGACAAAGTTATGGGACGAGTTCGGCTACCCTGACACGCTGACGTTCGACAACTTCTATCGCCAGTATCGCCGAGGCTCTACCGGTTTTGCAGCTGTCCATAAATTGCTGGATTCCTGCTGGATGGACAGACCGACCATCATCGATGGTGATGAAGACAGGGAGTCGACCAAAACTACGCCATGGGAAAAGTCAGTTACCAAACTGATGAAAAAGCACTGGGCGAAAATTAAAGACGCTGACCGCCGCAATATGGTTGGGCGTTACTCAGCACTTCTGATTCAGGTGAAAGATAATCGAGACTGGAGTGAGCCTGTTGATGTGGCACTGGTCCAGAGGCTAGGTAGTGCTGCACTGGTTAAACTGATCCCGGCATGGGAGCCGCAAGTCAAACCTGGCAACCTTGATATTGATACCTGGTCGGAAACCTACGGGCAGCCAGTCAGCTATCAGTTTAATGAACAACCGATAGGCGACGAGGGCACGTATAGCAGCCCTCGTTCGGTTCAGGTGCATCCTGACCGTATCATTCTGCTCTGTGAAGGCTCAGAGGATGAGAATATCCTGTCGGGAATCCCGCTTCTTGAGGCCGGCTACAATGACCTGCTGGATATTGAGAAAACGAAGGGCGGCAGTGCAGAAGGGTTTCTGAAGAACGCCAGTCGTCAACTGGCGATGGAGTTCGACGCCGCCACCCAAATTGACACGCTCATCAAGCAAGCCAAGGATGCTGGATATAACAACCTTGGTGATGCGATGAATGACAAGGTGAATAAGCTTAACCGAGGTACGGATGCTGCAATAGCCATGCAGGCAGGAAAGGCGAGCGTTCTTTCTGTTGCGGCTGCTGATCCGACACCAACGTGGACGGTTTCTGCAAACTCATTCGCGTCGACGATTCAGTGTCCGTTTAACATCCTGTTTGGCAAGCAGACAGGCAACCTGGCTTCAGAGGAGGATAAAACCGCGTGGGCCAATCGTTGCAATGCGCGACGCTGGGGCTTTATGTCTGATGTCATTACGCGAGTGATAGAGCGATTCTGGACTATTGGTATTATCGAACCTCCCGCATCGGGCGAGGTCACCTTGGCGTGGTCTGACTTGCTCGCTCCCAGTGAGAAAGAAAAGCTTGCGAATATGGCGACTATGGCTGATGTTGCCCAGAAAACTCAGCAAGCCTACGGCACCCCCGTGGTCGATGAGAACGAGGTAAGGGCAGTCGGCGAGCTTGAACCTCGCAAAGAGGTTGCTCAGCCAGACCCAAACAACAAGGTGACAACCGATGATCCTCTTTCCGATGACCCAGGAGCAAAAGAGTAAAGTCGGCACGCCGATAATCCCCCGCAGCAAAGTGGACCCCACGCAATCAGCCAGGCCGGTTAGCAGGATGTATCAGGATATCGAAGGCCGGTACCTGGATATCAAGCGTCGGCTGAAAGTGCTGTTTGACCAGCGGTTAACCGGGCGTCAGCGGGAGAATAACGGCGATCAGTCATGGCTGATGTGCAATAACGAAGGCGCTGAGCCGTCACTTTACCAGGTAAATGCCGGCACCTATATTTACGACATGACGGCGGCGCAATTAGCCGACCTTCTCCAGATTGTGCAAACGATACTGGATGATGCTCTGCTTGATGGTGGCAGCCAGAACCTCTGGGCGCTGGACTATGTCGCCGCAGAGTATGAGCGAGGAACGCAGCAGGCCTACACCAATTTATCGGTACAGTCGCCGGTATACGCCAGCCAGACGACGCTGCAGCAGCTGCTATCCAGTCCTGCGTATCAAAACCAGATCGCCAGTGCTTACATCAGCACGTACAGCGACTGGAAGGGGATCAGCGACACCGCGCGCGCTGATCTTGCCAACGTCATTGCCGACGCGATAGGCCGCGGCATTAATCCCCGCGAAACAGCCAGTATCGTCAGTAAGCGGTTGGACGTCTCAATGTCGCGGGCGAAGAATATCGCCCAGACCGAGCAGGTTGGCGCGCTGCGGCAGGCGCAATGGAACGAAACGGACTGGGCTTCCGAGAGGCTCGGGCTGAACACTGGTCTTCTCCATCTTTCTGCGCTGAAGCCTACCACCAGGACAACGCACGCATTCTGGCATGGAAAGGTCAGAACCGTGCAAGAGGTGCGCGACTGGTATGCAGTAGATGGTAATAAATACCACTGCTACTGCAGCCAGATTCCGGTGCTGCTCAACGACGACGGCAGCATTTTCAACAAGGGGCTGGCTGAACGACTGGCGAAAGAGCGTGAGCAATGGGTTCAGTGAATAGTAAAAATGTTGCGTAACGAAGAAAAGGATGTACTGTGACTTATAGTCATGCGTAAAAGTTTCGAAGTGGGAGCTGGGCAAAGCTATGAATGACAATCCAGAAGAGCACCTATTCAAGACCCTATATTCATTAAGGAAAATGAAAGGTGGACACACATTTTATTCAACAATTGATGAAGTTCTGCGCCAGTATAATGCTACATCTGTGGGTGCGGTGATAAATAAAGACCAGTTGTTGGCTGTGATCAGTAAGTATTCATTAAAGCAAAAAACATCATTAGGAAGTCCTGTCCCTCCATTCGAAACTAGGGTGGGTGAAGGCAATAACATTACCCATATTGGTATGATTGATAGGGCTTATAAAGTGCCTTCGGAATGGTCCAACAGATAACCCGCTTCGGCGGGTTTTTTAATGCCTTAAATCCACCTATGAGGACCCAGCATGAAACGCAACCGCGTTAACGTGCTGACCGTCGTCAACTCCGCTTCAAACATCACCACTGAAACCATCGACGGCAAGCCACATATCGTGGTTCGCGGCATCACGCCTGTCGTGGACGATATCGTGATGAACCGGAAGTTGTACCCGGCAGCAGAAATCGAAAAGGCCTACAACACGCTGGAGCGTAACCCGATGCCGCTGGGCCATCCGAAAGTGGACGGCAAACACGTGTCGGCGCGCGATGTTCGGGCGGTGAACGAATACCACGTTGGCGCTTGGCTGCAGAACGTCAGCCACAAAGACGGGAAGGTAACGGGCGACATGTACGTTAACCGCCAGTACGCCGAGTCGAGCGACAAGGGCAAGCGCCTGATTAACCGTCTGGATGAGATGCTGGCCGGTACCAACTCCGACCCGATCCACATCTCCACCGGCCTGCTGTATTCCGGCATCGCCGCCAACGGCGAGTCGAAGGGCAAAAAGTACAATGAAATCGCCACCAATATGATGTTTGACCATGTGGCTGTGCTGCTTGATGAGCCTGGCGCCGGAACTCCGGAAGAAGGCGTGGGCATCTTCGTCAACTCAGAAGGTCATGAGCAGCAGATAGAAGTTGCTCACCTTGCTGATGGTATCGACTGCACCCGCGAAGGTCTGCTCAACAAGACAAAATTCTTTTTCACAAACGCCTCCAACTTCTCTTTTGAAGACATTTCACGCGCCATCAGCGACAAGCTGCGTGAGGGTGACACAGAAGATAAGTGGCTATGGCCAGAAACGGTGTGGCCAGACAGCTTCATCTACCGCGATGACGCCAGATACCTAAAGCAGAAGTACCTCATCGATGATGACGGCAAAGCCGTGTTCGTCGGCGAACCTGTAGAAGTCGTGCGCAAACCCATTGAGTACGAGATTAAAACCAACGGAGAGAACGATCCGATGAAAGAACTGATTATCAATGCGCTGCAAGCCGCGGGTAAGCCGACTGAAGGCAAGTCCGATGCCGAACTGATGGACGCTTACAACCAGTTGGCGGCTGAGAAGGCGGCAGCCAAAAAAGAAGGCGAAGAAGACATCGACCCCGCAACCGGCAAGCCCAAGAAAAAAGAACAGGCCAGCAACAGCGAAGAAGCACCGGCATGGTTTAAACCCTTCGCTGACGATCTCGCCGCTGTTAAGTCTGGCATTGCTGCCAACTCTGACAAAGAGAAAGGCGAAAAGCGCGCTGCCGTAAAAGCTAAATTCGGGCTGGATGACCTCGCAGTGAATTCCCTTGACGGCGCGGCTCTTGATGGCCTGTTTGCTCAGTGCCAGACCTCCATCGGCCTGAATGGTGCATTCCGCCAGGTCAACAACAACGATTCTTTCAGCGAAATGCCGGAGTAAAAAATGGCTAAAGACGGGAAACACGTAATTCACGCGGGCGGTATTTTCCCCAACCCGCAACTTAATCGTGAAGGTTCTGCGGCCGCAGCGTTTCTGCCGGGTACCGTTATTTTCTTCAGTGCAGCTAAGCCGACTCCGTCGGTTGACGGCACCGAAGATGCGATCCTCTACGTCGCTAACTACGACTATCTGCGCTGCAAAACAGTTGACGATGCCTATGCTATCGGCGACTGGGTGGTAAACATCCAGCCAACCCCGGGCGTATTCCTCAACGTTCGCGCTGCCGCCGGAACCTACACCAAAGGTCAGCCGGTTTCTGTGGCCAACGGCCAAATCAAAGCACTGGCAGCAGATGAAACCATCTTTGCCTATGTCGAAGAAGACAAGTCCCTGACCGCTGCAGCAGGCGATCTGGTTCGCGTCGTGTTCAAGTAAGGAGAGACTGAATGTTTGTATTTTCCACCCGACGCGCGACTGAGACGGGCAACCTCGAAGCGAACCAGGCGCAGTTCAATGAGCTGCAACTGGCGCGTAACATGAGTGCTCAGGCCGTTGCTGATTTCGTATCCCGCACCCGCTGGCGTGGTGATGCGGCGAACACACCAGTGCTGGACGCGACGAACGCTGTCGACGATATCCGCCGCCTGTATCGCGCTTATGACCAGACTGTGCTGGCTGAATTCGAACCAACTACTGAATTCACTCTGCTTAACGACCTGATCCCGTTGTCCCGCTCTGTCCGTCTTGAAGAGTCCGTGTACGAGTACGCTCGCACCGGTGGCCGCGGCTGGGCGCATACCTCCATGTCCGGCCAGATTGGTGCGGCGCTGGATGCGCGCGCGTACACCTTCGACGGTACGATGGTTCCGATCCACGACTCTGGCTTCAAATTCCAGTGGCGTGACCCGATTTTTAACAAAGGGTCTGCTCTGGCTTCTCTGGCCGACGCTCAGCGCGGCTCTGTTGATGATGTTCGTCGTCAGTACGTGGATTACGTCTTCAACGGTTTCCGCGATTCCGCCGGCAACTATATCGCCTTCGATGGCAAGACCTGGAAGGGCGTCAAAGCCGATGAGCGCGTACAGATTGTAGATCTCAGCGCTTCCGGCCTGAACATCGACTTCACCAGTGCCAGCGCAACGGCGGAGCAAATTCGCAACGCGGCTATCGCACTGCGCGACGTGATGAAGCTGACCAACCTGCAGTATGCGCAGCAGACCTGGTATGTTTCCGGTGAGATCACCTCAAACCTGGAGCGCTACTTCAGCGACAATTACCAGTCTGACACCATTCTGCAAGAGCTGCTGAAGCTCTCAGGCATCGCTGCCATCAAAGAAGATGCGCAACTTTCCGGTAACCAGATCCTGATTGTTCCACTGACGGCCGGTGTTATCGCTCCGATTGTCGGTCAGGCTGTCGGTACCGTTGCTGACCCTCGTCAGTTCTATAACAGCGATTACGTCTGGCGCACCTGGGGCGCGATGGGCCTGATGGTTAAGACCGACATCAACAATCGCAAATCCGTTATCTACGCGCACAGCTAAGGGGTATTTATGGCACTGGTAAAAGTGGTTCGAGACAACCTGCTTTCCGGTGCCAATCTCCAGAAACTGGAGGTTGGTGCGCAGGTTTCGGTAAGCGGCGATGTCGCTAAGCGTTGGGCGGCTGCCGGTCTGGTTGAAATTATTAGTGATGCCGATCAGATGCTGGAAGTGGCCACTCCGGGTGATGATGCTGCAGAGCAGGCAGAGCAGGCAGAGCAGGCAGAGCAGGCAGAGCAGCAGGAAGAATCTGCCAGCAAATCGAAGAAGGCGAAATAACCATGGCTGACCCAATCACAGCGGCAGACGTGCAGGCGTTCCTCGGTGAGTTGGGTTACGCCATTCCCGGAGCGCTGCTCGATCCGATTCTCTGCGTGGTGAACAAGATTATCCCGTGCCTCGATGGTGCGGGATATGACGACTGCACGGCAAAGCTCATCCTGATGTATGCCGCTGCGCTCATGGCGACGTCTTCCGGTGCCCGGCGAATAAAATCGCAGGGCGCTCCGTCCGGCGCGTCCCGCTCGTTCGATTACGGAGACGATGGCATCACCTGGCTGCGCGACTCTCTGGCGAAACTGGATACCAGCGGCTGCACCAGTGAACTACCGATCAGCGCCGGCAACAGTGTGGGTCTGTTTCTGGTGGTCGGGGGCTGCTGATGACGTGGGTTTCAGTTCAGCAACGGCTTCCGCGGACGTTTACCCGGGTGTGGGTGATCACCGATACCGGCCAGCAAACTACGGCGTATGTGAAAAGCGACGGCGAGTGGTTCATCAACTGCGATCGTATACGCGCCACAGGCACCGCTGTGCTGCGATGGAGGGATGACTGATGTCTTCGGTAGCAAACTGGAGCTATACCGCGACGGCGACAATCTGGCGGCGCATACGCGATGCCGACGGTAGCGATACCGACGGCGGAGGTCAGCCGTACGGGTGGGAAGCGCCGATCGCTATCCTCTGCGACTATCAGGGCGGACTCTCTGCAAAAATCGGTGACCTTGGCCGGGAGATTGTGGTTAAAAACACGATATGGAGTGAATACGCCGCGGCGCGGGAGGGAGATTACATCCTGATTGGCGCGTCGACAGATGCAGCGCCGCCAGACGAGGCCGACGAGATACGGCAGATTGTCCGGTTCGCCGATACGTTCGAACGACTGGCGGACGATTTTGCACTGATTACGGGGAGCTGATTATGGGCGTAAAGGTGCGGGGAGTCTCTAAGGTCAGCAATAACATCAACCGGCTGATTGATAATATCGAAAAGCAAAAAACCATGCGGGCGCTGTACTCTGCTCTGTTTGAGATTGGGCTGGAGTCTGCGGTGCTGGTTCCTATCGATACCAGTACTCTGGTTAACTCTCAGTTCAGAGAGGTTGTTATCAAAGGCTCCAGATTAACCGGGAGAATTGGTTATTCTGCAAATTACGCGGCGTACGTGCATGAGGCTAAAGGGATCCATCTCGGGAAGAACACCCCTCGCCCGGTAAGAAAAGGAGAAAAGCCCGGTTCACGTGGAAATATCTGGGATACCTCTGGGCGGCCTAAGTTTCTTGAGAAAGGTGCGGAGAATGCGCGGGACAGAGTTGATGCCGTAATTCGCAGGGAGATGGAACTATGACGCCACCTATGCACAGGCGTGTGCGAAATGTCTTTGTAGATGCCGGGCTGACTAATGGATATATCGTTCAGTCACTGTCCTGGAATGATACCGGTAAGGCGTCTGACCGATTTATCGTCTTCAGGCCAAATGGTGGTACGGCAATAGATCGCGATATGGCCGCTGATTATTACGTCATGGTGGACGTGATAAGCAAAGGAAAAGCAGCTGCTGATTATGCTCAGTCAGAGATTGATGCTCAGGCCATCATCGACTACGTGCAGCAAAACCCGATGACGCACACCTGCCTGGGGCAGATATCCAATATGGGGGGTACTCCGTCGCCAGTAATCACAGAAGAAGGGCGCATGGTGTGGCGCTTACAGTTTGCCTGCCTCTTTGGTGGGTAACACCAACCAACATCACACAAGGTCGCCTGGAGCGGCCTTTTTTATTATCACAAGCGAGGTAAGCAACGATGCAAGGCTGCTCCGACAACGGACAACTAATTGGTCGCGCTAAGACACTGGAGTTGGCTTACGGCTGCGCCGACCAGTTCCCGGCAGAAAGCGACTGGAAACTTATGGGGTTGCCGACCTCGGCAACGTGGGACCTTAGTCCGGAAGCTCTGACTTCTGACGCAGACAATGGCGGGTTTAGTTCAAACCTGATTTCCAGCCTGGACCCGACCTACTCCATTGAGGGGGAGGTTCGCGTCAATGATCGTACCGACGAGTTCGGCGTTCAGCAATTCGTGAAGTATATCGTTGATGAGGTGCGCGCCCGTCGCCAGCCTGGCGTATGGATGCGTTTTCATTGGGGTGATTACTACCACATTGGCTATATGGTGCCGTCTGGCGCCAGCGACGGCGGCGGAGTTAAGGAAATCGTCACTTACAGCTTTGAGTTTAAGCTGGCAGAGGGGACGACATTCCAGATCACCGAAGCTGATGGCGATATCCTGGTGACGGGCGTGACGGTTGCGCCGACGACCAGCTCGATTGCGGCAGGTTCCAGCACCACGTTCGCAGTGAATGTCGCTCCTGACGATGCTGATAACAAACTGTTCACGGTCAGTTCATCTGTGCCGGCCCGCGCGACCGTTGCCTTTACCGGCAATACAGTAACGGTGTCCGCTCCGTCTGGTGCGACTGCTGGTACGGCGACAATTACTGTGAAAACGGTTGATGGTGAGTTCGTGGCAACCCATGTGGTCACTGTCACGGTGTAAGCAAAACAAAGGGCAGAATGCCTGCCCTTGATTTTGTTTACAGGAGGCAGCAAATGGTTCCGCTAAAAGATCTGGGGGAATGCCTGGTTACCGTTGGGGAGCGGGATTATTTTTTCCGTCCATCATTCATGGCTATGTCGCGCATCGGAGAGCCGGCAGAAATAGTTCAGACGTTCTATGACCTTTGCAACGATGAAATAACACCTCTCATTCAGAGGGTTGTCGAAGCGTACGGAAGGGTGCCTGAATGTCTGGCTAAAAACCTTTCTGCTTTACATCTTGATAAGAAATCTCTACTGGCCGCCCACACGGTCCTCACCGCTTGCTGCAATGATGACATAGGTGATCTGGTTGGCTGGATGAAGCCCGGCAAAACCAAAAGAAGGGCGTTTGTGTGGCATAAGGGCGTCATGAATCCGCAGGATATGGTCATCCTTGCACAAAGTCTGGTGATGCACGGCATTATCGGAAAGGCCAAAGTACGCAAACTTCAGCGCCATGAGACAAATGAAAAAACCAGTGAGTTCCGGGCTGCCGATTACGTCATCGCTGCACGCAACCACTTCGGGATCAGCAGAGAGGAAGCTGAAAACCTGACGATGACCGAGTTTCAGTTAATGCTCATCGCCAAATACCCGGATCAGAAAGGGTACACCCGCGAAGAGTACGATCACGCAGCTGATGACTACTTTGCGCGCCGGAAGCGTCGGCAGGCGATGATGCAGCAGGAACAAGCCAGCAAAACCAAATAAACCAGCCTCGGCACAGTCCGGGGCTTTTTTATACCCGCAGTAAAACGCGCACTCGCGTGCGTCTTCCAACAAGAGCTTTCCGTAGTGTGAGTCTGAGACAGGGCGGTGGATTTCATCGTTTCGCTCTTGGCCGCCCATGTCTACGCGAGCAGGCTCACACCACAGAAAGGTAAATACGATGAAATATCCAACCGTATCAGTAAACGGCGTTTCCGTTCGTGTAGATGACGAGGGACGTTACAATCTTAACGATCTCCATGCGGCGGCCGTAGCAAATGGCGAAGCAACGGAATCGCAGAGACCGAGTAACTTTTTAAGAAGTGCGCAAGTTAAAAGGTTTATTTCAGCACTTAAAGCCAAAGCTCAAAAAAGAGCTTTGGAAGAAATTCAACCACTTAAAGTAATTAAAGGCGGTTCGGAATCAGGTGCGTGGGGCGTCGAGCTACTTGCTATTCGCTACGCAGCATGGATTAAGCCAGAGTTCGAGATTGAAGTGTATGAGGTGTTTCGAACGGTTGTCCGCATGGGGATCGGCGCCATGTCCCGCCTGAACAAAATCGACCATATCATCAACACCGAAACCAAAGCGATTAGCCAATGCGCCAGCCAGATGGCTAAATGGGGTGTTGGTGGCCGCAAGCAGCTACTGCATGCAGCGCGGGATCGGGCCGCTGATGAAGCGCAATTGTATTTGCCCGGCATTGCATAAATTTGGAATAGCCCACGTGCGTGGGCTTTCTACTTAATGCCGTTTAGTATAGTGATTTCCAGTTCTTGGGTTAACGTAATGACCGCCCTTATGCGATGACCCGTGCCCCATATAGTAATGACCACCTCTGTAACTCTTTGCCATTGACGCACAACTGAACATCAAGGCAACGAACGTCAACATAACCAGAATGATTTTCATTTTTATCCCTGCGCTTAACCGCCTGCTGGCGGTTCATGAACTGTATTCCTGGGCAAGAAGAAAAAACATCCTGATAAACGATCAGGTGATTTTGCCGCCTATGTGCATCCCTGCTAATCTGTCCAAAACAAACCAATGGGGATAGGGATATGAGGGGTTTTATTGCGCTTAGTCTTTTGATGGCCTCAGGCGTGGCTGTGGCTAATGAAAATCTTGTTTGTGAGTATGCAGTCGGGGATTTTTCTTCACCTCCAACTCTTCTCACTAAAGGCAGCGCAAATGTGATATTCAACGGAAAATCTTTTACAGCTTATAGGCCAGGAGGCTCTTATGTAGTAAGCCCACCACTGACTGAAAAGAAAGATGGTATGATTTTCATTGATGATAAAACAAAGGTATTTGCCGCTAGCCAGGACAAATCTAACTTTGCGATATCTGACCGAATAAAAAAAACCACCGAGCAGTGGGATAAATGCTCAGTTGATGTCGCCAAAGATGGCCTAGATAGAACAAAATCAGACGTCAAAGAGCAAATGAAACGAATTGCATCCATTCCGTGGGGCGGTAAAGAAGCACATAAATTTTTCCTCAAGGAGACTCATCTTTTCATGCTTCTTGAATGTGGATGGGCTGGTAGTGTAGGGTTTTCAACTGGCTATAAACCGCTTGTTATGATTGGAGAATCGTATTACCAGGGTGAAAGGGCATCATTTAAAAATGGAGAGTATTCTATAACCTTCAATGGTGGTTCAATGAGAGTTGCATACAACCCTCAAAAGGTCAGTGGATATATTTCAGATGCACACAGTTTTACTCCATGCTCAGCAGTGCGCTTAGGAGAAGATTGATTTAATTATGGATTGAATTAACCAACCTCGCTCCGGCGGGGTTTTTTATTGCCCGGAGAAAAGAAAATGGCTGGAACATTTGATGCTGGTAGCGTTATCTATGAAGTGGACATGGATACTTCGCGCTTACTGGCAGCTCGCCGGGAAGTTGATGCGGCGCTGAACGGTCTTAATGGGAGCATGGGGCGTCTGGAGGCCAGTGTTAACCGCACTGAACGTTCCATTGGCTCTATGGAGCGGACAATGTCCAGCCTCTCTGGCGTTGCTAAAGGTTTGCTTGCCGCGCTTTCTGTGCAACAGGTTGCGAGTTACGCCGATGCCTGGACTGAACTGAATAACAAAGTCGCTAACTCGGTTCGTACTGGAGAGACGCAGGCCGAAGTTATGCAGCGGATCTTTGATGTTTCACAAGCAACCCAGTCATCCCTGAACGGCACGGCGACTCTTTACGCCCGGCTTGAGCGCGGAACCAGAACATACAACACCAGCGCAGAAGACTTAACCCGCCTTACCACCATTATCAACCAGGGATTTGCGGTATCCGGCGCAACTGCTCAGGAAGCTGAGAACGCAATCATTCAGCTATCACAGGGTATCGCTTCCGGCGTTCTGCGCGGCGAAGAGTTTAACTCAGTGTCAGAGCAGGGGAGCCGCCTCATGGTCGCTCTGGCTGATTCGATGGGTGTTTCTATCGGTCAGTTAAGGGCTATGGCCGCTCAAGGGCAACTGACAACAGACGTTGTGGTTAAAGGGCTTCTGTCACAAGGGGATGCAATCGGCAAAGAATTTGCCAACACCACCGTCTCAATCGCCAAGGGATTGCAGGTGGCCGGTAACAACGTAACGAAGTTCTTTGGCGAAAACTCAACGGTTAAATCATTCGCAGCAGGATTCCGAGACTCTGTTATTACAATAAGCGAAAACCTTGAGACGCTGGGGACAGCTTTAATTGGCGCTGCTGCAATAATGGGCGGCAGGTTTGCTGGCGCGTTAGCAATGGCAACAGCCGCTCAAGCCTCAAGAGTTAAAGCAACCATTCAGGGAATAGTTGCGACAAGGCAATCGGCACAACAGGAAGCCGCAGCAGCATCAGTGACAGCCAGAAAAGCAGCGGCAGATAAAGATGCAGCTCTTTCCGCTCTAAATATGGCAACTGCTGAGTATAACGTAGCAAAAGGCTCTGCTGCTGAAGCCTTTGCGCTTGAGAACGTTATACGACTAAGAGGGATTTATGTCGCAACATCCGCCGAAGCCGCGTTGGCTAATAATGCACTAGCAGCGTCACAAGCCAAAGTGGCCGCTACGGGAATAACTTTTGCCAACACAATGAAGGTAGTGAATGCGGTTACTGCCCCATTGGGTGGGCCGATTGGCGTAATAGCCATTGTTGCCGCTGGCTGGTATCTGTATTCACAGCGACAGGCGGAGGCCAGAAAAGAGGCAATAGCTTTTGCTGACACCGTACCTGACGTGATTAAGCGCCTCAAGGACATGAATCTTGCTCAAGCTCAGGGCGTGAGGGCTGATACCGTAACGTCAATAGAAGCGCAAAAGGAAGCCATTAGCGATCTGGGAGACACCATTTCAGGGCTGCAATCTGATTACGAAAAATATACAACTCTTGCCAAACAGTACGGAGTTACTGAAGACCAAAATAATGGTTTCGTGATTAAGGCAAGGGATGCTGCAAACGAGTTAGCCAAAAAACGCAGAGATCTTGATGGGGCTACAGCGACTCTTAAGCAAACTGAAGATGCATTACACCTAATAAACATTCAGGTTAATCAGGGTATCCTTGATCAGATGAGGGCTGCAAGGGATAACGCTATCGCTATCGCCGAAGCCGAAAAACAAGCATCTTTCCTTGGTGGAACTCAGGCCTTTCTGGCTGAAAAACTCGGTCAATCAACGCAAGCCCTGAAGGCGTTCAACTCAGAAAGTCTGAAAATAAACTGGGGCGGGAAAGAAGGCGAGAAGCTAATTAAGCAGGCTGAGCGCCGACTTGCCTTGTCAAAGCTGGAGGGGGAAGCAAAAGCAAGACAGCAGGCCGCTTTTGATGCTGAGGATGCAGGCATTGTAGACCCATTAGCAATTAAGAAACTTCAGGACGTGGCTGCCGCAACAGAGAGAAACACTCAGGCAAGAAAGGATCAGAAGAAGGAAGATAAGGCGGCGGAGTCTGAGGCTAAGAAACTTGCTAACCAGCAGGAATCAGTAGCCCAAAAACTAGCCAACTTGAAGCAGCAATCAGAACTAGCGGCGGGATCCACGCAGGAACTTAGCCGCGAGCAGGCAATCCTGACCGCTCAGCAGTCGCTCGGAAAAGGGGCGTCGCAGGAGCAAATAGCGCTGGCCGGTAAATATGCGGCGCAGAAATGGGACACGGCGAACGCGCTAAAGGCCCAGGCTGCAGCTGAGAAATTGCTTCCAGAGGCTAAAGAAAACGCCAGCTATGCGCAGGACGTTAAAGACCTGCAAACGGCGTTTGATGCGAAAAAAATAACCCAGCAGCAGTACAACCAAACCAGTGAGCAACTGGAGCAGCAACATCAGGTTAATCTGGCTAAGATCCGTTCTCAGCAAGTGGTTAACCCAACCCAGCAGGCACTCGCTGAAGTTGACCCGGTGCAGCAGCTGGCCAACCAGCACGCTCAGGAACTCGCGCTTATCCAGCAGTTTGAGCAGCAGGGTGTCTTGGCCCATCAGAATGCGCTGGCCCTCAAAAACGCAGCCGACACGCAGTACGAGCAGCAGAGAACCGCCGCACAGTGGGAGATACTCAGCCAGCAAAGCCTCGGCTATAACATGCTGACGAGTGCGGTGGATGCCTTTAGCGGGAATGCCTCCAATGCAATCACCGGCCTGCTAACCGGCACAATGTCAGCGCAAGAGGCTATGAAGTCTCTCGGGAATACCATCCTGAATAGCGTGATCAACAGCATCGTGGAGGTTGGCGTTGAGATGCTGAAGAACTTCATCCTGTCTCAGACACTCGGGGCGGCGACTCAGGCGGCAAATGCTGCATCGGCCATTGCAGGTGGCGCGGCTGCTCTTGCGGCATGGTCTCCTGCAGCTATCGCAGCATCTATTGCTACAGGTGGCACCGCATCAGCTACTGGCTTAACCGCCTATCAGGGAGCGCAGGCAGCAGGAAAGGCAATGTCTGTGCTCGGCGCGCGCTACAACGGCGGCCCGGTATCAGCCGGCGGCCTGTATCAGGTCGGCGAGAAAGGCAAGCCGGAAATTTACCAGGCCAGCACTGGTAAGCAGTACATGATCCCCGGCGATAATGGAAAGGTCATCAGCAATAAGGATATGCAGGGCGGAAGTGGTGGCGTTAACGTACAAATTAACGTGATAAACCAGGTTTCCGGCGTGCAGGTGCAGCAGTCAGACGCTTATATGCAGGATGGCAATGCAATGGTTGACCTGCTTCTCACCGACATGGAAAGAGGCGGCCCGGTGTCTTCCCAGATGCAACAGACCTTTGGCCTGAGCAGAAAAGCTCAAGGTGCGTACTAAACCAACCCGCTCCGGCGGGTTTTTTAATGCCCGGAGGAAACGTGGCAACAGTTTCATACCCGGATTTCCTGCCGCTTCCCCAGCGCGCCGATCAGAACATGACGCATGACACTGCCTGGCAGACGACGCAGCCGGCAGTCGGGCCAGTGATATTTACCCCGCTCACTACCGACCTGAAAGCGACATGGACGTTGCAATGGATATTCACGCTGGCGCAGGCGGAACGGTTTAAGTCATGGCTCCGCTCTCCGACGTACTGCGACCGTGGCCGTAACTGGTTTCAGATGCGGATTGACCTCGGGGATATGCAGGGCGTACAACTGCAGACCCTGCATTTCATCAGCATGCCGGTACAAACCAGCAAAAATGGTAGCGTCGTTACCTGGACCGCAACGGTCATCTGTAACGGTATCGAGGATATCACCGAAGATTACGACGACTGGATAGTTGAGGCGCCAGAGAACTACGGTTACTGGCTGGATTACCTGGTCACTGCTGTTATGCCGAGGGCCGACTGATGCCGACTTTGAGAGAGTGGAAAGAGCGACGCCCGGCGAGCGATATCAAACAGACGGTGGAGTTTTATCATCCGGCTTTCGGCTATTACCGGGTGGTCAATAACCTGTTTCGCCCGGCGACGTTCGGCGGAAATGCCTTCGAGCCTGCGCGGTTCAGCGTGACCGAGCCGGCGCAGGACGGAACGGCGGTCATATCAATGACTATAACGTTTGTCGCCGCCACGGAACATGTACGGCAGACACTGAAAAGCTGGCGCGGGGCGGCGCGCATGACGCCGATAAAGTGCCTGTATCAGCAGTGGAATGCGATCGGTGATGCATCATCCCTGAAAGACTGGACGCTTTACGTGAACGACATTTCAGCCGATGCCAGCAACGTCACCGTGACCGCTGGCAAGACCAATCCGCTGACGCTGGCTAACTCCATCATTTATACCACGAAAGACTATCCCGGGCTAATCACCGTATGACACAGAGCGACTTTATCGGGCTTGTTAACGGCAAGCCCTGGGCTAACCGCGCCTGCAGTTTTGAGCAGATGGACTGTTGGGGACTCGTCGTTTTGTATTACCGGCATGTTCTCGGCCTGGAGCTGCATCACATCGCCGGCTACGAATCGGGCGCAGAGTTCATCACCTGCTACGAACAGGAGCGCACCCACTGGCGGTGCGTGCCGGTGGCGGCCACCGGATGCATCGCCGTTTTTTTCCGCGGCGAAGTGCCGGCGCATATCGGTGTGATGATCAGCCCGGTTAAGTGCCTGCATGCCCGCGGGGAATTTGGTTTCGTACGCTGCGACAGCCCGCTGGCATTACTGAAGGTTTACAGCAAAGTGGAGTACATGGTGCATGGTGCGATATGAGTTACAGAGGCTGCCTGGCGCGCCGCTGCAGCGGGGGACGGTAGATGCCGGCACCACACTGGTGAGCCTGCTGGATTCTCTGCAGCTGCACCGCGATGTTGTCGTGAAGCTGAATGGCCGTGCGCTTCCTGACGACTACGATATCAGCCGGCCACTGCGTTCTGGCGACGTCGTGGCTGTCTTCGACCAGCCAGAGGGCGGGGTGGGAAAGCTCATCACCACGATATTGCGTCCGGTCACGAAAATCCTCTCCGGCGCGCTGAAGGTGTTCGGCCTGTCAAATAAGCCTAGTGCGTCGGTATCGGTGGCGACAGGCGAATCCCCTAACAACGACTTAACCGGCCAGACGAACCGCGCGCGACTCTACAAGGGGCGCCCAAACATTTATGGCCAGTGCCGCGTGTTTCCCGATTTGATTCAGGAAGCACTGTTTGAGTTCGTCGACAATAACAAACAGCTTACTGAATGGTTCGAGGTCGGTTACGGCCGGTACACCATATCGTCGATCCGCTACTCGGAATCGAACCTAGGCAGCCTGGCGGGCGCCAGTTCTGCGATTTATAACCCAGGTGAGGTGATCGGCACGATTGAAGTCGGCTATCAGTTCGATGACGTCGATAACGAGACAGTCCCCGGCCTGAACGAAAGCCAGGACTTCCCAGCACAGACAGCGACCACGACGACGCCGACATCGGTGGCGATCGAGAGTAATCAGCTCAAAGCCATTGTGCTGTCGAACGATGACAACTTCAGCTATTTTGCTGCGCTGGCGGTCCCTCATCCCGTGTCATTCGTCATCAATGCCACCTGGAACGACGGTGGCACAAGCGTCACACGGAATGTCACCGGCGCCGGTAATATCATCTCCTCGGAGAGCTTTATCGGCGAGGATACGCTTTCTTACACGACGTTCTATATCGGCGAACTGTCGGGAGAAATTACGTCTCTTCCGGGCAATGCAGTTATCAATCCGACACTGTTCACGCTGAATGACCAGACCCCTCTGGTTATCGGACCGTCAGTGTCGCCGATCGTCTCGACGCAGGTCTGGGTGCATGTGCTGGTCCAACTCGGCGCGACGGCCGGCACAACGCGATACCGGATCAAGTTCTGGCAGGTCGATGACGAAAATAATCAGGTCCCGGGGACATCCGAGCAGCATGATTATTTCTTCGATAACGACTTCCAGGTAACGACCCGGTATTTCCGCACAACGCATAAGTTCGTTCCGGCGGCCGGGGCTGGGCGCTATGCGGTCACCATCGAGCGCCTCGACAACAGCAATGACGCCAACGTAGTGACACTGATGGCGATCCACGCGGTGAACGTGCGCGAAAATGTCGTTTATCCAGAGGACACGATTGCCCGCATCACGATCAAAGGCTCGAATGACAGCAACAGCAACCGCGAGCAGAAGTACAACATGCTGGCGCAGCGGCATACCATCAGCTACGACCGGACAACCGGCGCGGTTGATTACACGCTGCGCCCAAGTCGCTCGTTTGCTGATGCCATCCTTCACGAATGGGTGGTTGTGGGTAAGCAGGACGTGGCCAGTATTGACGTCGCGGCTCTTTATGCCATTGCCGATTCGCTGCCGGATGCTCAGCTTGGGTATTTCGATTACACCTTCTCGGATGAGAAACAGCCTCTTGGTGAGCGAATAGCGACGATCGCCAATGTGGCCCGCGTTGACGGCAATAACATCGGCGATGTGCTGACGTTCTGGCGCGATGAGAAAGTGACAAATCCGGATACGGTTTTTGCTCGATCCAATATGTTCTGGGATGAGTACAAAATGGCATGGCAAATGTCTCTACCCGGCGGTTACGACGGCGTGGCGCTGGACTATGCCGACCCCCTGACGAACAAGAAGGCGTACATCTACCTGCAGATCGACAGCAGCGGCATCACTGAGGTTGAGGATGCCACTGTTAACGCGATGCAGATCAGCCTGGACGGCTGCCGGAACGCCACTCAGGCAACCGATCGAGCCTGGCTTGAGGCGAGGAAAATCCTCTACTCGCGCCTGACCATGACGGTGAAAGTGCTGGAAGAAACACAGGTCGTGCGCGGCACGGTGGTTCAGTGTCCGGACATGTACGACAACGCGCAACAAACCGGATATATCACCGGGCGATCCGGAGACGTGTTTTATACATCAGAGCGTCTCGACTTCTCACTCGGTGATATGTGGGTGGTGATGACCGACAGCCTCGGCAATTACCGCGGGCGCTGGCGAGCCTATCCGGTAAGCGGCAAGCCCAAAGCATTCCAGGCTGCAGCCGATACCTTCGATCTGAACATTTATGACCGTGAAAATGTGCAAAACCCCAGCCGGTATTTCATCGCTACCGACTCGGAACTGAACTCCACAATCTGGCGCGTCGATAGCGCCAAACCCAACGGTGACGATACTCAAACGCTTTCCCTGACTGAGTATTCAGACTCGATTTACCCATAATCAACTTTCGCGCACACCATCGGATTAATACTCTGATGACTTCGTGCGCCTTTTATATAGGGCGACAAGCACATGGCAGAATTACCAACGCCAACGCAAAAGACGGTACCGAGTGATGATATACGGGACCACGTTTATGCGGGCGGAATGCTGGATAAGGTTGTTACCAGCACAGAGTTGAAGTATACCGATCGTCTCGGCGGCGAGCACTACACCGTAGACGGCATGAAGGCTGAAGGAGACAAGGTTGTCGAAGAAACCCGGCAGAACCTGATCCCTCTCAGTCGCCAGTATATGACACTGGCGGCAGCGCAGGCGGACATCGCGAATATTCCAGAAGGCAGCAGCACCTATGTGCGTAGCCCGGACAGCAGCGCGCTGGCTGACGAGTACATGAATGTGGCTGGGACG